ATATGCTAGTGCCCCTTCTCTTGTAGGTCTAAAAGTATATGCGCCACTTGTTAAAGTAGGAGTGAAAAGAACTGGTCCTAAATTATAACCATAAGCAGTGTCTAATGCTTGATTTGCTATTTTTTCGGCTGCTTGAATACCATGCTTATTATATGCTGTTGAAATAGCTACTAGAGCATTGCCCCAATTTTTTTGTGCATTTAACATATCATTAATTGTGATTGGATTATTATTTCTTATTAAAAATGAATTAGCACCCTGATAAATAATAATTAATATTAGTAGTGTAGTTAATATAATTACTAAAATTTTGGTATTCATTATATTATATCTAAATAAAATATTATTTATTCATTTTACTATATTTTTTATTATAAGTATTTTTTTTCTTACTGATTTTGTGTTTTGATTTATGTGTTATTTTTCCACCAAAACTTACTGGAAAAATAATGTCCTTAATTACTCGGTCGATCTGTTGACTTTTCAGTAATTGAACCGCCCGTTCATTTTCATCGGGTTTTGCTAAATTAGTTATTAGTAAGTTCATCATACCATCTAATTTGGTTAATAATGTATTATATATATCGGGTTTGACTAAATTTGATAATACGACATTTAATAAATATTGTAAAAAAAATTTTGGTGAAGTATCTATAGGTTTATTACGTTCTGCTACATAATTTGCCCATCCCAATTGTGCCTGATTAGGTATATACATTCTCTGTAATAAAAATTTAATTTCTGGTATAAATAAATTAATTAAACTTGGGTATATTATTGATACACCTTGATAAAACGGCGTAGGTATTCTTATAATAGCTTTATGTGATTTACCCAAAATAGATTGTCCATGTTCAAATAAATAGCTTTCAATTTTTCTATATAATTCTATTTGACATCTACCCGATTTACCAAATAAATATTTCATATTCATTAATGATTTCGTTTTATGAAAACTAATTCTTGATCGTAAATGTTTTATAAGTTCCCTAAAATATAAATCAATTATATTTTTGTTCATACTTCTATAAGAGAGTGTATTGAAATCAATAAAATTAACTGGAACTAATTCGAATTCATCTATTCGTTCAATATCGCTAAGTCGTCTACTAACTCCAAATTCATCAAAAGAGTAAACATCAAATGATTTTTTTGTTACAAATACACCTATGGGTTTTTCAAAAACAACAAGTTTTAGTTGCTGTTGTTTATCTAAATCATTTAGTAATAAATTACTTATAAATGTATTATTTATAACAAAATAATCTAATGATGCCATAGGTCCTGGGGGAGATAAGATTACACAATTCGTTTTACGTGAAAATATTCTTCTTCCATTATATATGCCGTAATAATAATCAAAATCTTCATCGAAAATATCAAATAAATTATTAGTGTGGATAAAGTCATCTTCAATTCTTATTGAAGATCCAAGAAATTTTTTAGTATATATATTACTATTATTATTTACTGTTGCTTGATAAAGTCTATTGTCAACATTAGTGATATATATAACATCATTATAACTATCAAATAATTGGTTACAATAACTATTAAAACGAAAATTATCAACTAATTGTTGAATAGCATCTATAAATCGTATATCATTTTCATATTGTTTATTTAATTTTTCATATTTTTTAATTTCAGTTGATAATCGTACTTTTTCTATATTATTTGCGGCAAGTAAAGGTTCAAGTTCATCTTTAGCAGTTTTAAATATAGGTGATTGTGCTACTTGATCTTTTGTTATGCCATTATCAGGAATACATCGACTAGTTAGAATAATTAAATTTAAACCCCGACTTGTTAATTCATATCTTCCCCTGAATTCTTCTCGTATTTTATCAGCATGAAAATCACGTTTTCTTGAAAATGCTGCAAACATTTGTTTTATTTGTTCATCATAACTATTTATAACAATATGATTAGCGGCTATATCATCTTGTTTGCTTAAGAATATTCTGTTATAATTACTTTTTAGTATATTGACGAATTGAAAAAAAGATGCTATTTTGCCTGTAGTATCAATATGACGCTTTTTATCTTGTATTATACTATGAATTTGTTCAGTTAATTTATTTGTTTCATTTACTAACATTGGATAAGACCATGCTTTAAACATTTTTATATTATACTATATAATTATATAAAAATTAATATTAACAAAGTTATTGGTGATTTTCAAAAAAACAATAGATTTGTATTAAACAGAATAGTTACAAAACTACCTTATCTATTACAAAAATATTTCATTATTAATTCATATATCGTCACAGATATTTAAATGATAATTTAATGTAAATTTAGTAAACGTATTAGAGTTGTCAAAACGCTGTTAGGGTTAATTTAATTGTGCTAATAATAATTCAATTGCTTGTTGTTCATTATTATTTGTTTGTAGCAGTGCTTGTAATACGTCAGACCGAGAAAATCCCATTTGAAAAATTGCTCGAGTGTCGCCAATACTTGATTGAGATGGTTGTTGTTGGAAAGAAACAGCAGATCCCGAGCTAGATACTGGTCCAGATTGTTGAACAGAACGTAATCTTTCTAAAACATGAGTCTGGTGTATAATTTCATTTTGAATAGCATATATTTGGTGAGCAAATCTAGATTTAACTTCAGCATCAATACCATCGACGTTAGGTGGTAAGTTTACATAATTTATAATTCTTAAAAAAATACAATTTTGACATACATATCTTCCGCAACCACAGCCTCCAAGACGTAATACTATATTAACTGTACTATTTTCTACAATATTATAAGATCCAATAGTCCTATCATGTTGTAATTGCGTTTGATTAAAAATTAATCTTAATTGATTTTCGCTAGTATTAGTTATTTCTTGTATTGCTATTTTAAGTGAACCTATAGTGTCTGTAGATAGAACATAAACTTGAAAAATTCTACCTGATAAAAATCTTACATTAATTCTAAATTCTCCAGGTCTTGATACTCTTGGAGGTTTTACCATATTATCAATAATTAATCTTAACTCCGATAATCTCTTAGAATATCTAGATATTAAGTCTGTAATTAGATTATATTGTATTTCTTTTATTTTATTAGCACCAGTACGCATTTCAGGAATACTACTTATTATACTGGAATACCGTGACATATTAAATATCTCACCAATTTTAATGACTTGAGCTGATGGATCTAATTTAGAACCTATTGTTAAAGTAAAAGTAACTGGATCCCTAAAATATTGTAACTGGATCCAATCATGACATTCACCTAAACTATCTTCAGTTAATATCATTAAATATCGTTGTTCAATTGATAAATGTAACAGTATTTGAATATGATCTTTTAATTTAAAAATAGTACTCTCTACGCTTGGACAATGAAAATCATCATCATTTACCGAATATCTTATCCCATTAAAAATAATAGTAATTAATCTTCCACCATTTTGTAAATATCTTTGATTATTACATTTATTTTTTGATTGTTTCATTATCATTTTCGTATTTTTTTGTTTTTTTGATTTCATTATACAAATATATAATATTATTTTTATTTATTATGTATTTGCATTTTTATGTTATCTTAAAATTGAACCATATTTTTTTAAATTATTGCAAAGGTCTGGATGCTGGCAATGCGTCATAATGTATTCCCTCAGGATCATCACCAGCTTCATTATAGATACGTATTGTTGGATATCTGGGAATATTTGATTCTTTTCCTCCAGAAGTTTGTCTAAGATATGGGTTTTCCCGTTGATATGAATAAACTTCAAAGTTAACCCTTGGAAACATTTTTGCAACTGCCCATATTTCTATTTCAGTTCCAAATTTATTTTTTGACATAGCCGATATATGTTCTCGCATAAATTTTTCAGCATTTCCACCTTCAGGCACATAACCCATTGCTAATAAATAATCACGAAATGATAAATCATTCTCTTCTGACCCACTGAAAATTGTTCCGCTTTGATAGGGTACATCTAAGTTATTACCGTTATCTAAAACATCTTTTAAATATTGAGCAACTTGCTGTCTCAATGTATGTCCAGTTCCTTCGTATAAACCTAACGTTTTTAATCCAATTACAATAGCATGAAATAAACATGTTCCATCAGCTGGAACTTTAACTATATCAGATGGACGAAAGTTTTTTTGTTCACCACCGACGATTGGGACTGTCTCATCAAATCCTCTTCTTACTGTTGGTAATTTTATAGACGCACCCACTGGTTTAGAAACTGTAATAATTGGCGATTTTGTAGATAGAACCATGGGCGATTTTGTAGATAGAACCACTGGCATAGAGACAGCACTAACTGATGATTTTATTTCTTTTGGATAACTTATTTCAAAATTATCATCTTTATATAGTGGACGATTTCTGCAATATGTTTTACACCAAATGCAATAATTTGAGTTATATTCGCATAACTTTCTATACTCTTCTAAAGAATGTGATTTTAAATCATTACATTTTGAACCTCCATATAGATAAATATGTTTTCGACTATTCTTTTTATTTTTATTAATATTTCTTTTAATACTTTTTCTCATTATATATTGTCTATTATATTTTATTTCATACTAAATTACAAACTATTTGATATATATCCCCTGTAAAAAAATTGATATAAAGATATATATTTAAAACACAGTATGTTATAGATGAAATCATTTTTCGCTATCTTATTTCTAGGGTTTTTCCTATCTACGCATGCTATAGATGTAAGTAATACTGTTCATAAACTTGATTTTCATGAATTAAGTAATAAAGCATCATTATGTTTAGGTTGTAATTCGTTTATTAATGCTGGTATAAAAAAACTACTTAATACTATTCTTCAATCAGGTATTATTGGAGGGTGTAGTGAATTGTGTTCTAGAGCTTTTCAGAGTGAAAAATCTGAACAAAATATTTGTAATTTAGTATGTGATACAGTTGGTGTTCTATCTTTTATGCAATTAATTAAAAAATTTCAGGGAGACCTTGATTCAATCTATTTTTGTCAGTTGGCACATGTTTGTCCTATTCATGATGGTGGTTTAGCACGTCTTGATAGTATTACAGTAACTCCTCCGGTTGGTCATCAAGGCAATCTATTTGAAATTGATGTAGTATTCACGGTTTTGAATCAAACTTCTACTGGTGAATTTCTACTTAAAATTTCGCCGCCTAAATCAGCCGAAATTCTGGATAGAACGATTAATGAAGGTTTTAATCCAGGGCAATATTCCGTAAAATTTAGACTTGATACACATTCTACGGAACAAGAAAGTTTTGAAAATGGTTCATATGAAGTTCAATTATCATCATGTGATGGTCAGTGTGGCTCTAAATTTCCCCATACTGATCTACTTTTTAGTGGAATGACAAATTTTACAATTCAATAAAATTTTTTAGAACGACGACCTATTTACTTTTGTGCATTTCCAGATAAAATCTTTATTATTTTTTTTGTTTATTATACTTAAATTATTTTTTTCTGCTTATTTTCTTTTGTCTACTATTTATTTTATTATTGAGTAATTTTTGACGGTTCTTTTTCTTACTTACTAGTTTACCACCTTGTTGTTTTAATTTAAATTGTCGTAATACGCTATCAATGATGTCAGTTATAAATTTGTGCATTTCCGGTCTATCGAAGCCTTCTTTTGACATTTCAGCACTTAGAGATTTAGACATACTGCCTAGTGTAGTTATCAAAGATATAAAAAGGTCCTTAGATACTAATTTAAATAATACAACATTTAAAAGATAGTGTAAAAAAAATTGTGGTGGAGTGTCAGCTGATTTATTATATTCTAAAACATACGCATCCCATTCCCATTGTAAACTATCACGAATTTTTAATTTATTATATAAAATTTTACGTAATAAAAATTTAATTTCTGACATAAAAAAATCTATTAATTTCATGTTTGTAAATTGTGTATTTGTTCTAGTATATCTATTAATATCTTCGTGTAATTTGTTTAATTCTACATCATTTTTAATAAAAAAATGTTTAAAATTTTGTAAAGCACATGTTCTGTGTAACTTATTATTTGAAGTTAATAAATTGAAAAATATATTCCATATATCATTAGTATTTAATGGAAATTGATATCTATCCCTAAATATTTCTGCGTAGTTTTTTGATTTTGTTAAAAATAAATCAAATAATGTAAATGGATGAAATGTTTGCTTTTGAGCATCTTGGGGTATCCACCTTGGCATACGCCTAAGTGGAGGACGGTCATCATCTGAATCATCTGAAACATATGAGTCGTCATAAAATATACATTTTTTAACAAATTCAGCTGAACCGCATTCAAATAGTAATAATTTATGTGGTATATTTGGATTGTCTGTAGATAAATCCGTAGTAAATAATAAGTTCATAAAATGATCATTAATAACTAAGTAATTTAATGGAAAATGAGCTACACTATCTGGAGATAATTTATCAGTATTCTCTATAGGTGTAAATACTTTTTTTCCATTACAAATACCATAATAATATTCATCATCTGTATCGTATACATCCATGACAGCAAACTCATCTGGAATAATTTCTTCACCCCTCGCCGCCATTCTATCAACTAATCTTATATATTCATACCTAAAGTCTTTGATAGTAAATAAAAAATGAATATCTTTTACATATACTTGAAATAAACAAGAATTTTGATTAGTAAATATTACTACGTCTTTAAGATTATTGATTATCTTAATATAATAAGGAATATAAAAATGTAATTGTTCTGTATACAACGCATGAGTTTTTCTGAATTCCCATTCTGATATTTCTGCGTATCCGTTTTGATGTTCAAATGTGTGTGTTAATTCATTGATAATTCTTTCCATTTGTTCTCGTGCTGTTTCTAATTCTGAAAGAAATAAATGTATTTCTTGATCAGTTAGCTGTTCATTTTTTATAATATTTATTAATTTTTTATTTAACGTTGAAATTACTGCTGAAAATGGTTCTTCTGGTAGCTCTCTTCCATTTCGTTCCTCCTCATCCATGAATGACATAATTTATATATATATATATAAATTAAAATATTTTTACATATCACGTCATTTAAAAAGTTTTATTATTTATAATAAGCTTTCTATTTTATAAACTGGTTGCTTTTACTAAATCATATAGTGCGAAAAATATGTATTAAAAGAAAAGCAAGAAAAAAATAAAATAATATAAATACTTATTATTGTTTTCTGCTTGTTTTTCTTATACTTTTCTGTTTATTTTTAATAGAACGTTTTTTATATAAACCTTTTCCTCCCGCATGTTTATAAAAAACATCGAATATAACTTTATTAATCTGTTCTTTTAGAAGTAATAGAATACTCCTAATAGATGTATTTGGTATCATTGGTTGTATTATTTTAATAACAAGGCTATCTAATTTTGATAGCATTTTTTCGTATAATTTATCATTTACAATGTTTTTTAATAATACTGTTACTAAATAGTATAAATGCGATTTAGCACTTGTAAATCTAAAATTATATTGTTGTACATAAGTGTTCCATTCTTCTTGTATACTTAATGTGTTTACTTGTAATTGTAGAATTAAATGATGAAATAATAAAAATTTAATTTCTGGTATAAAAAAATCTATCAATTTCATGTTTGTAAATCGTGTAGTCGATTTTAAATAATTATTAATATCAGCGTATAACATATTTAATTCAATATCATTTTTAATAAAAAAATATTTAAAATTTTGTAATGCACATGTTCTATGAAAATTATTATTTGATGTTAATAAATTGAAAAATATATTCCATATATAATTTTTATTTAATCGAGACCGCATAAATATTTCTGGGTAGTTTTTTGATTTTCTTAAAAATAAATCAAATAAAGTATGATCAAATGTTTCCTTTATTGCGTCCCTTGGCCAACCATTAGGCATACGACGAAGTAGAGGACCATCATCTGAATCATCTGACTCATCTGAAATATCTAAACCATCTAAACTTTCTGGAACATCTGGTACATCTTGATCTTCAAACTGTGGAATAGATCGAATGCGGCTGTCATAAAATATAAATTTTTTAACAAATTCAGCTGAACCGCATTCAAATAGTAATAATTTATGTGGTATATTTGGATTGTCTGTAGATAAATCCGTAGTAAGTAATTGTTTCATAAAATTATCATTAATAACTATATAATTTAAAGAGCTATGTGCTTTACCGCTATCTTGAGATAATATATGAGCATTGTTTCTATGTGTAAATATTTTTTTGCCATTACAAATGCCATAATAGTATTTTTTGTCTTTATCATATACATCCATAACAGTAAAATCTGCTGGAATAATTTCTTCACCCCTCGCTCTCATTCTATCAACTAATTTGTTAAATTTATAGTCCCAATCTTTTATAGTATATAATTTATTTATATCTTTTATATGCACTTGAAATAAACAAGCATTCTGATTGGTAAAAATTACTACGTCTTTAACATTATTAAGTATTTGATTATAATAAGGAATATAAAAAGTTAATTGGTCTGTATATGATTTCAATGTGTAGCTATATAACCGACTTTCTAGTCTTCTACTCTGAGGGTGGTTATATGTGTATGTTAATTCAGTAATAATTTTTTGTAATTGTTCTCGGGCCGTTTCTGAAAAAAATAATTGTATTTCTTGTTCACTTGTCTGTTGATTTTTTATAACATTTATTAATTTTTTATTTAACATTGATATTACTACTGAAAATGGGTCATCTGGTGGCTGTGGCTGTTCTCTTAAACTTTCATATGAATCCATATATTCCATGATATATATATATATATATATATAT